TGTCGGCACGTTGGCGGACTGCAGCGAAGTCGTGTTGCTGTTGCCGAAGGTCAAGGTCACCAAGGGCTTCAACATGGCGTTCAACTCGAACGACTTCCAGAACCTGCCGCTGGAACTGACCGTGTACGATCTGTTGGCGGGTGACTATCACTACGCCGCCTTCGCCGAGTTCGGCAATGCCTCGGCGATGCTGCTGACACCGAAGTAAGCCGGTTCGGTTTGCACCTCAAAGCCCTGTCAGTGTAGACTGACAGGGCTTTCTCATTTCTGGATGACGCCCCATGACCACCCCCCTGAGCCCCGATTTTCGCCTCCCCGAAGGCCGTGTTATCTTCATGTCCTATGGCCTGTTGAACCGTCTGTCGATGATTATCGGCGAACCAGACAACCTGCCGGCCATCTACCTCGACCCCGGCCTCCAGGGCACCGTGATCTCCCACCTGCTGGGGAGCTACGACGCTGACAAGAAACAGTTCGTGCCCAAGGAGCTGGATGAGCTCCAGATCTCCCCGATTGTCATCGCTGACATGCTGGCCTGGGTCTCGGAGCACATCCTCGATTTTTTCGTCCTGACGCTGGAGAACGCCAAGGGACTGGAAAGCAAGTACAAGCACCTGCAGGCGACGGCAACAGCCTCACCGTCTACAACGGATGGATCGAAGGCCTAAGCTATGAGGAGGTGGTCTGTTGGGCCTTCCAGGTTGTTCCATCGCGGCTGGAGCAACTTTTCTGGTCGAACTCCCACCGAGACATTACAATGACGCTCAGGCTGAAGGTCGGCGAGAAACACGTCGAGCACCTCCAGCAGTACGAAACCCTGGCGGTTCTCCTCTCGCAGGCGTTCGGAGGAGGCTCGTCATCCAAGACCACCACGGTGTCCACGGCCAACCAGCCCCAGACGCAGGGTGATGCCCAACGTATGTTCAGGAACCTGTTCAGCTAACGGGTTCCTCCGAGGAGTCCATAATGGCTGAGACCGAGAAGCCCACCACGATTCAGCTGGAGGCCAACCTCAGGGTGGAGACCCTGGGGTTCAAGGAAGCCATAGCGATGGTGAAACAGGTCAAGGCCCAGATGCTGGATCTGCACCAGCGGGCCAAGGTGGTGCTGGAGATCCCCTCGGGAGTCAAGGGTGTCGGCCTGGCCTCGGAAGTGCAGATGCACATCAAGGCTGCCCAGATCTTCAAAACCGCAGCCGTTGAGGCTGGACAAGCTATGGCGCTTGCTGGAGAAGGTTTCAAGAAGCTTGATACCCTGCTCCTCAAGTACGCCAAGCAGGGTATCCTCGAAGGCCAGGTCAAACAGCACAAGGCCAACTCCAAGGAGTTGGAGAATCAGTTTCGCCTGCAGGTTCGGGCTGGAGACCTCAAGGTCGAGGAGATCCGGAAGCTGAAGGACGAGCAGAAGCTCAAGTGGGCGATTGCCGAACTGGACGACATGAACCGCAAGAAGGAGACTCAGCGGACAACCCAACGTCTGCGAGCCGCCCAGACCAGCCTGGACCTTTTGCGTCAGGAGAATGTCGAGACCCGCAAGCTCGCGGCTGAAAGAATCCGCATGGAGCGAGCCGGGATTGATCCCAAGAAATACACCTCGGTGAAGGAGTACCAGAAGGCCCAAGCCGATCTGGCCAGTGCCCACACCCAAGCCTTAGCGGATGATAAGAAGAGAACTTCCGAGAAGGTAGAGTCCGCACGTAAAGCACAAGCCTGGGAGTTCTCAGAGACCCAAAAACGGAACTCGGCGGCTAAAAAAGAGCGGGAAGCCGCGCACGCCGAGGCCTTGAAGGAGGAGGCTACCCGCCGTAAGGATTACAGATCGTGGTGGGCTGGAGCCCTCGAGGAGCGGGACGTCCGCACTGGGAGGGCCCTCCCTGCGGCAGACAAGGACCGCCAACAACGTCAACGGGTTAAACAGCAGAAGTTCTCAGTCGTGGATATCGCTCGTGCCGAGAATAAGGAGCTTATCCCCAGCCTGCAAGCTGTGGCGAAGGCGACAGATCTTGTGCGGTTGCAGGAGGAGCTCCGCTACGCCGGTATTCGCAAGCGCCGTGGGTTTGATCAGATTGAGGAACAGGAGCGCATCAACGCTATCCGCGCCCGGATCAAGCTCCTGGGTGAGGAAAATGTCGAGACCCGCAAACTTGCGGCGGAAAAGATCCGCATGGAACGAGCTGGAATCGACCCCAAGAAATACACCTCGGTGAAGGAGTACCAGGCAGAGGGCCGGATGCTGGATGAGGCCTACCGGCTCAACCTGGCACATGATAAGAAGAGAACTTCCGAGAAGGTAGAGTCCGCACGTAAAGCACGAGCCTGGGAGGTCTCAGAGACCCAAAAACTGAACTCGGCGGCTAAAAAAGAGCGGGAAGACGCCCACGCCCAAGCCTTGAAGGAGGAGGCTACCCGCCGTAAGGATTACAGATCGTGGTGGGCCGGAGCCCTCGAGGAGCGGGACGTCCGCATTGGGAGGGCCCTCCCTGCGGCAGACAAGGAGCGCCAACAACGTCAACGGGTTAAACAGCAGAAGTTCTCGATCATTGACATCGCTCGTGCCGAGAATAAGAAGCTTATCCCCAGCCTGCAAGCTGTGGCGAAGGAGACCAATCTTGTGCGGTTGCAGGAGGAGCTCCGCTACGCCGGCATCCGCAAGCGCCGTGGGTTTGATCAGATCGAGGAACAGGAGCGGATCAACGCAATTCGGGCTCGGATCAAGCTCCTGGGTGAGGAGGAGAAGGCGGCTGAGAAGGCCCGCCGGACCGCCGGTGTTGCCCCCACCCACGCCGAGTCTGTTCAGGCCGGCCGCCGGAAGATGTCCTCCTACACGAACGCTGACTTCAGCGACTTTACCGGGATGCACCCGGCCCAACTGAGTGCCCTCAAGCAGGGGCAGAACGCCCGGTATCTCGCGGGGGTGGGGGCCGGTAACACCCAGGCTGCCAATGATGCCCTGCAGCTGCTCTCCCGCATCAAGCAGCACGAGGCGGATATTCTCGCCCAACGCAAAGCCGGAGCAGTCACCTCCAATGGCCAGGCCCTGACGGCCCAGCAGCTTGCGGACAAGGCCTACAAACTCCGGGTCGCCGAAGTCGCCGCCGTCGGTCTGGAGGCTGACAAGGTCCAGAAGCTGAACTCCCTCGCCGAGGTCGGCCTGCAGATCGACGCCGCCAAGCTGCGCATGAAGCAGGCGATCGCCAATCAGCAGGACAAGGAGGCCAAGAAGGAGGATGAGCTGATCCAGAAGCTCACCCGGCACAAACAGGTTCTGGCCCGTCAAGCCGAGGACCCGGGGGACCGTGCCCGCATCAATGCCTACCGCAGGCAGGATACCCGCGAACGTCTGTTCGGGGATGGAGGCGCCAGCACCCTGCTCGTTCAGGCAGGCCTCATGGCAGGGTATCAGGCCTTGGGGGGGATCCAGAGCCTGTTCTCCGGAGCCATCAGTTCAGCCGTCGAGCTCGACGCTGCCCTGAAGCAACTCCAGGCGATCAGCGCGGCTACCCGCAATGAGATGGTGGACCTGAAGTCCTCCCTGATCGAGGTCGCCCAAGGCAGCAAGTTCAGCGCGGCCGAAGTCGCCCAAGCCTCGGTATTACTGGCCCAGGCCGGTCTGTCGATCAACGAAATCCAGCACACCATGAAAGCGGTGACCCAGCTGGCGACGGCCTCGGGGTCCGAGTTGAAGAAGTCGGTCGACGTGATGACCTCGGTGCTGTCTGTATTCGACATGAGCGCGAGCCAGTCAGAGTCCGTCGCCAACAAGCTGACCGCCGCCCTGAACCGGTCCAAGCTGGATATCGACAAGATGGTGCTGGGCCTGCAATATGCAGGTAACGCCGCCGCCGACGCCGGCGTCAACTTCGACGAACTGGTGTCTGGCCTGTCCGCCATGGCCAACGCCGGTATCCGTTCGGGCTCCACGCTCGGTACCGGCCTGCGCCAACTGTTCGTCGACATCCAGAAGCCCTCGCAGAACTTCCAGGAGATCCTGACCCGCCTCGGTATCTCCCTTTCGGACGTCGATATTCGCGCCCAGGGTTTTGAAGGGGTCATGCGGAACCTGATCGACAAGGGCTTCACGTCGGCGGAAGCCTTCAAGGCCTTCCAGATCCGGTCGGCCTCGGCCTTCGCCGCCCTGTCGAACAACATCGACACCTTCCATGACATGCAGGACGCGATCCAGGGCACCAATGCCGCTCTGGAGGCGAACGCGATCCAGATGGAGTCCATGTTGGTCCAGTACGACCACCTGAAGTCCAACCTCGGCATCCTGGCCGCCGAGGGCTTCAAACCCCTGTTGCTGGTCATCCGCAACATCACCTCCGGCTTCGCCCACATGGCGGAATCCGTTGATAAATCCGGAGCCACTCTCAAAGTGGTGTTCACGGCGATCGGAACCGTCTTGACCACGATGGTAGTCGCTGCGGCAGGTAACGCCTTGGGGGGCATCCTGCGGCTCACGGGGGGCTTCGCAACCCTGTTGCTCTGGGGAAACAAGTCTGGGAAGTTCCTGGCGGACCTGGGTAAGGGTCTTATCCTCCTCCGTTCGGGTTTCGTAACCTCCGCAGCCGCGGCAGGCGTGCTAAACCTGAGCCTGAAAGGACTGGCGGCTACTGTCGGCCGCCTCCTGTTTGCTCTGGGGCCCATCGCCATCGGTATCGGCCTGGCCGCTGCCGCCTTCGGCGCCTTCAGTTCCGAGGCGGAGAAGCTGAAGGACAATCTGGACGAGGCGAAGACGAACCTGAACCAGCTCGCGGAAGCGAATGATCAGTCCAAGCAGCAGATCGAAGGCATCGACGGCGCGGTCAAGACGCTCTCTGAGCGTTACGGCCGGTTGTCGCAACACTCCAGCGAGCTGGAGACCTACGTCCGTTCGCTCGCCGAGCAGTTCAAGAACCAGGGGGTCACCCTCTCCGACCTGTCTGGGAAGACGATTCCGGAATTGATCACCAAGCTCAATGAGCTGCGGGACACCCTGAGTAGCGAATACATCCTGCGGATTCAGGAGGAGGGGACGGCGCTGGAAGCCGTCAACAAGCTGGAGATCCAGACGCAATACAGCGAGGCGAAGTCGCTGGGCAGCAAACTGGCCCCAGGCGTTGCCCTCGGAAGGTACAAGGGTCCCAATCAAGGGGCCGTTGATGCTATCCTGGCTGCCCGCGAACTGGTTAACTCCCAGAACCGTGGGCTGATGCCCAAGGGGGGGCTCGGAGCCTACACTAACCTCGGAACGCTCCGCCAAGACCTCGCGAGCTACCAGCAAGATACTGAGCTGAGCAGGAACAAGCCTCTGGCGAAGCAGGTCGACGACGCTCTACGTATCCTGGATCTGCTGGATTCAGTACACAACAAACAACGCGCCGGCGCCCAGATCCCCCTGGACACCAAAGCCAGGATGCGGGCGGAACGCTTGATCGCAGAGCGCAGGGGCGACGAAACCTCCGGTTTTGACAAGGCTACTCAGGCCCTCATGGACCTCAGCCAGAACAATGTGAAGTCTCCGGACAACATCGCGTTTCTGGAAGCCGGTGTTCAGGCGCTCAAGGTGGAGTCCGATAGGGTGGGGGACGCGCTCAAGGCTGTTCCGGAGAGCGATGCCGGCGACCGCATGGCCCGCCAGAAAGAACTTCAGGAACTCGCCGAGGCCCTGAGTCGTTACGAGACTCAGCTTCAGCCCTTGCTGTTGAAGCGGGACAACGACGAGATGGCCCTACTGAAGGCCAAGTTGGAGTCTATTCAGCAGGAAGAGAAGACCGTCCGGGCGAAGCTGGAGGGGGAGCTCACCCCGGCTGTTCGCGACAAGCTGAACAATGAGCAGGCAAGGCTGATCGCAGAGCGCCAGGTAGCCGAGAAACAGCTGCGTACCCTGGAGGAGAAGCGCAGCAAGGTCAGTGAGGCCGTCCGTAAGGCGAACGCCGCCCGGCTCGAAGAAGACATGCGTCTGGAACTGCAGCAGCTGTCCTCTCAGGCCAACAAGGGGAATGCCGATGCCAAGGCACGTTTGCGCAAGATGCTACAGGAGAGCGGTCAGCTGATCGACGACGCTTTCAATGCGCAATACAACCTGAAGTTCGAGGAACTGGATAAGGGTTTGCAACGTGAGCTGAAGGACCAGAAAGCCTTTGGAGGCTCCCAGCGCAAAGCCTTGTCGGATCGCCTGATGCTGCTGGAACTACGTGGCAGCGGGTACAGCACGGATCAGCGGCTGTTTAACTCCGACTCGGACTACCCCTCGGAGATGGGTACTCTCGGTCTTCGTTCCCGCATCGCTGCCCGCCTGCAGGGCGCCGCGGCCAAGCGGGACATGCTCAAGAGCGAGAGCCAGCTCGGTTTGGAACGCGCCAACCTCCTGGGTTCACGCCTCCCTGATCTGCGCAAGGCTCAGGCGGATCAGGAGCAACTCCTCCTGGTGTTGGAAGCCTCCAAGAAGATCGCCCTGGACGCTCAGGCACAACGCTTGGCGGACACCCAGCGCCGGTTGGCGGCTGGGGAGTCTCTGGGGCCGAATGCCCAGGCCGAGATCGAGCGCGTCAACGACGAGGCCAAGGCCGCTACAAAGGCCTTCCAGGAAGCGCAGGATGCCCTCGACAAGATGCAGGAGAAGGTGGAGGGCTATCAGCGTGAGCGCCAGGCCTTGCTGCTCAGCTACACGCAGGAGAATGATGGGTTCAAGACTCTATTCGATGCCCTGAAGGTGGGGGTTGAGGGCGCCACACAGGCGATCAGCGATGCCTTGGGGCGGATCGTCAGCCGCACGGGGGACGTGACGGATGCCTTCGAGGATATGGGTCGGGGAATCCTGGCCGCGATGCTCAAGGTGCTGACCAACAAGATCGCCGAGCAGTTCATGGGGATCCTCCTGGATATGGGCCTCGGCATGTTTGGAGGGGGGTCAAAAGCGATCGGCAACGCCGGAGGGGTAGGCCTCAAGAATACGCTGGGAACCTCCCGCAACGGAGGCATGATCCGCCGCGCCGAGGGGGGCTTCGTCCCCGGCATGGTAGCTCGTGACTCTGTTCCCACACTACTGATGCCGGGGGAGTTCGTCCTGCAAAAGTCCGCCTCCTCAGCACTCGGTGAGGACTTCCTGAACGGCCTGAACCGCACCACCAGCGCCACGTTGCGCCAAGGTGAAGAACGGGCGAAGAAGGCAGCCCAACCCGAGGAGAACGCCGCAGGCAACCTGGTGAACGTCTGGGTGGTGACACCAGATCAACAGGTGGGCTTGAGCAAGGATGACATTGTCGTCACGGTCAGCGACAATATCGTGCGCGGCGGAAGCCTCCGTCGTTTGATCAAACAGGTTCAGGTAGGGGCATAATATGTCATTCGAGGTGTACTTCAAGCGGCAGATGCTCCTGAGAACGATCGGCGTCGCCAACGGCGCCGTGGGCCTGTTCACCAACAATGGTGGTACGGAGCTAAGCGGAGACGGTTACGCACGGCAGGCCTCGGCCTTCGCCGTCACCGTCTCCGACCCGATTGTTGCCCGTAATAGTGCCGCCCTCGTCTTTGGGCCGGCGGAAGAAACCTGGCCGACTGTGACCCACGTCGGTATTTTTGATTCCGCAGGCAACCTACTGGCGAAAAAACAGCTCCTTAACCCCGTGACCGTTACCGACGGTAACACTTTTGCCATCGCCAACAACCTGGTGGAGGTGGGCTTTGTTTAAGTCCGAGGCCCTGACCCCCTGGCTGGTCGTTGACCCGATATCACGATTCCCACCCAGGTACTACACGGTGGAGACCGAGATATCCGAACTGAACACGGTCGGCTCCACCGGGCGCAGCTATCAGTTCGCTGGGGTCCTCAAGGCCCCTCCGGTCAGGACCTTCACGGTGCGTCTGCCGACATTGGGGTACTTCCCCGGCGCCGACGGTCTCCCTGATCTGGACTGCAGGCCGGAACTGAACATGGCGGTGCTGGAACGGTTCTACCTGACCAAAACCATGGCGGAGCCCTTCCGGTTTGACCATCCCCAATTGGGAGACCTGCAGGTCAGGTTTGCGGAACCCCTGCGCGTCCCGGAAGGGCTACCGCGCGGTGGGGGCTACCTGGGGGCGATCGAGGTCAAACTGATCGAGGTTCCGGACAGCCGAAGCATCGCCGGGAACAGGAAGACGGGGGGCCTCAACCCCGAGAAGTGGGGAGACCTCGACGTCTTCGATTTCCCGAACCACGCCGTGGCTACGGATTACACTCCGGAGGCCGTCAGCATCCCCCTGGGGGGCAACTACTCTGTCAACCTGAGACCCTCGAAGCCGGAGCTGCGCAAGATACGCCTTCGCTTCCAGACGATGCTGTGGAAAATGGACTCCGGCTTGGTGGACTGGACGACCTACGCTCAACACAACCTCGGCCGGCTGGAGTACTTCTATATGCTTCAGCGGAACAATACGGCCTTCTGCTACCACCACCCTGTCTATGGTAGACTCAAGGTCCGGTTTGCATCCCCACCGGTGCTGCCTCCGGCCCTCCCGAGGGGATATGGCTGGACTGACCCGGTGGAAGTCTCCCTGATCGAGGTGCCGTAATGCAACGTGGCGTCGACCTGACCCGACATCAGGAACAAGCCAGAGTCCTGAACCCGGACCCCTACGTCGATCTCTATGAGGTTCGGGT